ATACAGGTAATTGCATATTTGTGAAAGAAGAATACATTTCACTGTTTCCGGATCGCGATTTAACATTTGACACAGCACACCGGCCATGATTATGCTAAATAAAGAAAGTATCGGAATGTGGATGGTTGAACAGGCCGAACATAAACGGTATGAATACGACCTCAAACATGGTGACCTGCTGATGGATATTGGTTCATTTACAAACGAATGGAGTAACCGGATGAACCAGAATCAGGAATATAGAATCCTGAAATTTGAGGCACAGCACAATACAGGGGCATGGAAATACAACGGGACAATCAAACTTGGCGGCACTTCAAACGCTATGTCAATGTATGATTACGGAGATCAGTTAGAGTTTGGTTGTGTTGATATTGCCCGTTACATGGATGATGAAATTGCAGTTTGCAAAATCAATATTGAAGGTGCTGAATATGAACTATTGAAGTACATGATTCAGACCGGAAAGATTGGCAACATCAAAAACATACAGGTTCAGTTTCACATGGTCGATGGGATTGATTTTGAAGAGGAATACAACGACATTAAAAACCTGCTTGAGATTACACATGAATTGACTTGGCGTTATCCATTCTGTTGGGAAAATTGGCAAAGAAAAGCAATATGATAAGCGTAGTAATTCCGGCTTATGAGATGCACGGCAAAGGTATTTACTACCTGAGTAGGGCAATAAACAGTATCATGCCGTTTGATGGTGTTGAAATAATCGTTTCGGACGATTCGCAAACATCAGACATTAAAGACTATTGCGACCAATACCGGATAAAATACTACCGGAACAAACGAACTAAAGGCACATCAGGCAATCTGAACAATGCGATTGACCATGCAACGGGCGACATCATTAAGGTTCTATTTCAGGATGACCGGATTTGCAGTTTAGAACCATTTGCAAACATTGATAAATGGGCGTTCTGTAAATCAAAGCACAATAAAGGCAGGCCAGACCACGAACCGAAACACCCTGCAACGCTAAAAGACTTAGCGACAGGTTGCAATACATACGGCTCACCATCAGCAATGGCATTCAGGCGCACACCGTTAAGGTTTGATGAGAATTTAAAATGGCTGTTGGATTGCGATTTTTACGCTCGAATGATACGCCGTTACGGACTGCCGGAATTAGTTAACGCATCGGTAAGGATTACAGAATGGGCAGGACAGGCAACCTACACAGTTGCAACAGGCGCGATCAGGTTAAGAGAAACGGAAATAATGAACATCAGGTATGCTAACATTTAAGGAACTTGGTAGGTACGGGCGTTTGGGAAACCAGATGTTTCAGATTGCATCAACTATCGGACTAGCAACAGCACACGGTTACACGTTCGGGTTTCCGGAATGGATGAATTGGGATCACCGTACACGGTTTGGTTCGCTTGAAAACATCGACATTCAATCATACTTTAAAAACCGTTTACCACTTGCCGATAATATCCAGTACGAAGATTTCAGGATTCAGTGGGGGTGGCATAACTTTCATACATTGCCTGATAACCTGAACCTGATCGGACACATGCAGTCAGAGAAATACTTTGCACATTGCAAAGATACAGTAAGGCATTACTTCGATATGCAGAACCTGACCGACATACAGATGCCGGACAACGCAATAGCAATCCATGTGAGGCGAGGTGATTATGATGACTATTATCACCCATTACAAAAGATTGATTATTACGAAAAGGCGTTACAGCACATGCCGAACGCTCCCGTATTTGTGTTTTCAGATTCACCGGATCAGGCAAGGCAGATGCTTGGCAATGAATACACGTATATTGAAGGCAACCACTACATGATTGATTTGCAGTTAATGACACGATGCCGGAACTTCATTTTAAGCAACTCTACTTTATGCTGGTGGGGTTGGTGGCTTGCAGAAAGGGGCAAATGTGTAATACCGCTTAATTGGTTTGGTGAAAAGGCGTGGAGCATCAAAGGAACTGATTTATACACGAATGAACAGATAGTAATTTAAAACCCTCGAAATGAAAATACTGTTTTACATACACGGTTATCCGCCCACGCACAACGCAGGTGCAGAATGGATGGCCTACGATATTGCAGAGTTCTTAAAATTGCGGCATGATGTACGGATTCTGACTAACAAACCGGTGCCTGGATTTCAGCGCGGAGTTGAAATAGTGCAGCATGATTTACTGACTTTGAAACGTGAATTTATTGAGGCTGATATTGTTATTACCCATTTGGACTTCACGGCAAAGGCTCATAATATTTGCCGCGTATTGATGAAACATCATTTGTATGCAATCGTGCATAATACGTTTACAAACGATATGATGGAGAAACGGCATGGACAGTTTAACTTGATTTACAATAGCCACTACACAGCGGCGTTGGAATTAAATCAGCGTTCTACTATCTGCCGTCCGCCGATCGTACCTGAGCGTTACAACTACATGCCGAAAACAGGGGAGAATGCGATTACACTTGTAAACTGTTGGCCGGATAAAGGCGGTTACATTCTGATTGAATTGGCAAGGCTGATGCCGAACCGTAAGTTCATTGGCGTTCTGGGTTCATACGGTGAACAGGTCCGCGGTAATTTACCGAACCTTGAGTACGTTACCAACGGGCCGAATATGGCAGAGATATACGCGCGGACAGGTGTATTAATACAGCCGTCAAAGTATGAAAGTTACGGTAAGGCCGCCTGTGAAGCAATGGCCTGCGGTATTCCGGTTGTATGTACTGAAACGCCCGGACTTGTCGAAGCACTCTCATACGCAGGCATATTCGTTCCCAGAGATGCAAAAGCCTATAAAGAGGCTATCGAAAATATTGATTACGATGTACAGCTTCCATTACTTCAACAGCGCACTGCTGAATTGGTTGCACAAACACAAACGGATTTAGTTAACCTCCAAAACTTTTTAGAATGCAAAATATAAGAATATTACGGGAATTTGAATACAACGGGCGAAAGTATTACAAAAATCAGTTAGTATTGACTGATGACCAGACAGCCGATTACCTTGTTTACAGGCATTTGGCTGAGTATGTAAGCATTGCACCCGGAACGCCTGTTGTAACACCGTTACAGGGCGAAACAAAGGAACTCAAAAAGGAAACAGTTAAGAAGGCATTTCCAGTATCTAAACGCAAGTAACGATGCAATCAACAACCATAACCGACAGACCGGGCGCATGCATCACACTTGCAGAGGCGCGCGCATGGCTCAGGCTTGACCATACGGCAGACGACACGCTATTGTCAGATATTATAATCCCGAACGCTCAGAACAAAATCGAACAGGCGACAGGGTTATGTTTATCCGGTGATACGTTGGTTGTGGTCGAAGTTGACGAGGCAACTAATGACGGGGAAGTACATTTACCTTTCGCTCCTTTGGATGAAATATTCGAGGTAGAAATAGCCGATGAAGTTTCAACTGATTACACTTTATCAGGTGGTGCGATGTATCCGTATCTGAATGTAACTGAAGGAAACAAGGTAAAAGTAACATACTATGCAGGATTTGCAACTGGAAATGGTTATACGATTGCAGGAATACCGCCCGCATTGAAGATGGCCGTACTGATGCAGACCGCATACGATTATGAGAACCGTGGAGATCAGAAACTATCGCCCGGAGTAAGTGAAATCTGTTTACTTCACACTCGAAACCTGATGATATGAACCTCGGTAAGATGCGCCACCGGATTGAATTGTACACCGTCACGACCACTTCGGATGCAGAGGGAGGTACAACGCCTGTTTATACTTTGACCTATACAAAATATGCTGAAGTGAAACAGTTGTCAATGGCCGAACAGTTACGATCAGGTCAGGTAGTTGGCGAAACTAATTACCGGATAACATTACGCCGGGGAGTTGGTGAAACATTGGGGCGCACTTTACAGATCAGATGGAACGGCAAGGTATTGAATGTAACGTCAATCGTAACTGATGAATTTTGGCACACATTAAACGCAAGTGAGAAGCAATGAGCGAAGCAATGGTTATGGGATTTTCTAATCACGAACTGGAGCGATTCAGGACGCAATTACGAAAGTTCAACAGCAAAAAGACGGAGAAACTAAAGAAGGTTACAAAGGTAGCCATCCATAGTATCGCATCAGGTGCCCGCAGGAGATGCCCGCGCCATCATTCGAGGCTTTACACATCTATCAAACCTTTGATAAGTGATACAGGATTAAGCGGGCGCGTATGGACTAATGTTGAATATGCCCCGTATGTTGAATTTGGAACGATTACAAAGGTTGATGTTCCTATTGAATTAACAGAATACGCTTTGCAGTTTAAAGGACGTGGAATAAGAAAACGAGGGGGGATGAAAGCAAGGCCATTTTTATATCCTGCATTCACAGCAGAAGTACCGAAGTATTTAAGAGCAATCACAACCGTAATGCAACAGCCAGAATGACAAGCCCGGACGCCAATATCAGAAAATACCTGCAAACGCTATCTGTCACAGACGGTATTACAGCGACAGCGGTTAAGATTTACGACCGGGTGCCTGAGGTATTGGCCTATCCGTTTGTGTATATATCGGATATTAATTCTGCCGAAATATCTATTGCAGGCGGTACGATGTGGGATGTTGACTTGCTGCTGGACATTGTAACGGGTTCGACCTCAAACAGCGGTGGCCGGAAACAGGCAGATGGGATTGGCAACTCGCTATTAACAGCACTATTGGATTCTCCGTATGTTGATATTGGAACACATTATATATGTAAGGCTACACTGTTGAACTCTAATTATCTGGATGAGGATGCAGGCGACACTTACATAATCAGAAAACTATTGCGCATAAACTTACAAATCGAATACGATATTGCAATACTTATAGTTTCAAATGAACCAGAGGTAAATGAGTATATTTCAGGATTATCAACTCCACTTTCAGCAGGACAGATTACTAAATTAAACACGTTTGTATCATCAATTAAAAACGGTTTAGCAATTACTAATCTATCAGATGCTTTCGATGTGATTTATTTATTGGCAGGCGAAACAAGTGAATCATCATTACGTAATCTTGTCAAAAATGCAAATCATTCAACAGCCATAAACTCCCCAATATTCACACAATTCGAGGGATTTACAGGCAACGCATCAGATATGTATATCAATACAAACTACACACCGTCAACTGAGGCCGTTAACTTAACACTAAACAGCGGTGCCTTTGGTGTATATTCGAGAAAAGAGGTTGCATTAGGAACGAAATCTGTATTTGGCGGAGATAGCGGCTCGCTTATATCAATCGGGTTGCAATCGAAAGTAAGTGCTACAATAATGAGGTATGTCGTAAATGGTGGAAGGCTCAATAATAGTGCTGGTAATTCAACTGTAACAGAAACGGTAAACACAGGGATGCACATAGTTAGCAGGGTGGCATCAACCTCGGTAAATTATTACAGGAATAAAGTAAAATATTCAATGTTTACAAGTACATCGGTGGGGCTTTACAATGCTAAGCTTTTTATACTTGCAAGTTCATTGGCTACTACTCCGTTAGCTTTTACAGATGAACAGGTATCGTTTGTATTTGTGTCGAAAGGATTAACTCAATCACAAATTGACACCGTAACAAATGCTATTGAAACCTACATGGATGCAAACGGGAAAGGAATAATCGGATGACAAAATTAATTAATAACCCTTTAAACACAAAGCAAAATGGCAAAAATTGATGGTAAATTAATCGTATTGCAACTTGGCGGATATACCGTTGTAGGACAGACAACCGGCTCGATAAATTTCGCGGCTGACATGCTCGATGCAACTACAAAGGATTCGGCAGGCTGGAAAGAATTTGTAGCAGGTGAAAAGAACAGCAACATTTCAGTCGGTGGCCTGTATGATCCTGCCGCAGCAACCGGAGCGGAAGAAATAATCGCTTACCTGGTTGCCGGAAACTCATTAACATGGAGGTTTGGACAGACCACAGCCGGTTCAACTTACTGGACAGGTTCAGGCCTTATCACTTGCGTTTAGTATGTGCCAAAACTCATCAGTTACGATTGAGGTTACATTCAATACTTTACCGTTCCATCTGATTTGTAAAGTGCGCCCCAATGTTTCACCAACTCCCCGGCGTAGTGTAATCCGGTAGTTAGTTTCGCCAACCACCTGACCTGATCGTAATGTTTCGGCCATTGAGAGTTGTTTAACTTCGGCATATTTTGTATATGTCA